ATGTTGTTCAGAAACTCTAAAGTCGCAGCAGTTAGGCTTTTAAAATTAAGATTAGTAATGTCTACAATAGAGGTAAGACTCGACGTAGTCAATTGTCTCGTAGAGTTCAGATTTGTATAAATAGACATCTTCCTGTGCTGTTATTTTTTTTATTTATTTGCCAATAAAGGCGCCTGTCGTGTAAAACAAATTATTCGATTATCTTGGTAGATGAATCGATTGTTGCCAGCAAAGAAAGCTTACCTCGATATATCAAACACTCTCGTAAATCTGCAAAGATTGGACGATCTTCTGAATTCTCTAAAAAACTAGAAGAGATTTCGTTTGCTCCTCCTAAATACTCGCATTCAAAGAGCTTTGAAAACTTTATTAGGTTGTTTGAATGAACTATACAGTCTGTTAGCTTTGAGTTTCTTATTATGCTGCTCTCTATCAAGCAGTTTTTAAGCTCTCCTTCCAGAGTACAGTCAAAAAACTCAGCATCCTCAACCATTAAGTTGTTTTTAAACTTAGCCCCTTTTACCTGAAACTTTTTTCTTTTAGTATCCCAATTGAAAGAAGCTTCTTCGATTCCACCGGCAGCTGCGAACTCGAAAAGTCTTTCCCTAATAGAAAGGTACTGAGACTCTATTAACATTTCGTCAGCTCTTAAATCAATAGAAAGAGAAGCTTCTGGAAAAGAAGACTTGAAGCTAGTAAAAGACCTGGTCTTATTTAAAGCAGATTGTAGGGACTCGGAAAGCTCCTTGATCTTAGTTTTTTCTTTATCTGAATACTTTAAGTTATCCTTTAGGGTTTCATGCAACCTTTCAATGACTAGGTTTATTGTGTCTATCGATTCTCTCTTTTTCTTTGTGTAACCCTTTCCACCTATGTAATTTATTGAGATCATCTTTTTACCTAAGTCTGAAAAATCGTTTCCAAAAAACTCTGACTCAGTAAGGATTAGATGGTGTGGGTCAAGCTTCTCCAATAGCTTAGTAGATATTAAGGTCTCGTATGCTCTTTTTATCTTTATGTGGCTCAACTGACCTTGATAAACTAGTTTTGAATCGTTTTCAGCCTGTGGCCACCATTCAAATATCTGTTTCTCGTTTAGACCTATCAAGTATTTTAAACGATTTAATTTGTCTATGCCTGTTTCCAGTCCTAGGCTTTTTTCGTTCATCATGATGCTGGTTTTGACTCCACAGCGTTCGTTTGTGAATCCTATCTCGTCTATTACATTCATTGCCTTTAGAAATAGGTGAACTCCTTCTTGGTATGGAAGAAACTTGGTAGAGAAAGAAAGTTCCTTGTAACCCTTAGAATAAGTAGGCTCTAGCTTAAACTGACCATCGCTCGATTCGTATGCCTTAGTCATCTTGTTCGACCACATGACCTTTACTCCTAAGGCTTTTGCTAGCTTAGATGCAGCTTCTTTTCTTGAAAGTGGTGAAAAGAAATTAAAATTAAACGAAAGCTTTGTGCTTTCATATATGCTTTTGTTATCTAGTGACTTAAACATGAGAAGGTCTTTGGTTTATTTATCTTATTGAAATTAGGTTAGAGTATTAAAAGTTATAGTTTTGCTCTTTTCTAGGGAGGATAAATAAAATAAATTTAGACACTAGATGGCAAGCGCTACTGATAATTTCAAGGTACTTAACAGACTTTCTACCTATATTCAAGACATATTGGGTCAGACGATAACTACCTTAACCACTAGATTCGGTCAGAGTCGAAACATATTCACGACGGCTTCACCATTCGGTCAGTTACTATTGGTTACTGAAAACCTTACACAACTCATATTTTATTACATTGAGGACTCGATAACCGAACTAAACGTTAATGAAGCTACACGTCTTACTTCAATTTATTCATTGGCCTCTTTGGCCGGGCATAACCCTAGCCGATCAGTTTCTGCTACTGGTGAGATCAGCCTTTCTATATTATCTGGAGAAACTGAATTTCCATCTGATCTCGCAATAATCCCTAACCTTACTAAGATTAGGTGTTTGAATAACGGGCTACCTTATGTCATAGACCTTCCTCAAGACGAAGTAAAGTTTAATTTTAATGGCTCGAGCAACGGGTTAAGACTAGCTTTAAGACAAGGAACCGTTGAGAAACAGACGGTTACTGGAACAGGCTTACCTATGACTAGTTTCTCTATTGGAAGTCCTCAAAACTTTCACATCGATAACTTTTACATAAACGTTTTTGTAAACGGAGAAAAATGGAAAAAATACGAGTCCATTCTAGACATGCCTAGAAACGAGGCTGGATTTATTGCTAGGACTGGAATAACTAGTGGACTTGACATATATTTTGGAAACTACAACTATGGAAAGATTCCACCAAACGGTTCAGAGATAATAGTCGAATACATCATAAACGATGGGGTTCTAGGAAACATCAGAACAGAAGACCCAAGCTCAGTAAAGTTTGAATTCGTAGACACAGGACTTACCATACTTGGAGACGAAATAGACCTTAACGAATACGTTGAGATCACCACAACAAACCCTCCATTCTTTGGAGTCAACCCAGAAGATTCTAAACTGACTAAACTCATTGCGCCTAGACAGTCTAAGAGCTTTGCATTAGTCAATGTCGATCATTACGAAACTGTCCTTAAGAGATTAAAGCTTTTCTCTATAATACAGGTCTATCTAAACGAACTAGACAACAGGATACTTAACCTGTTTTTAGTGCCAGACATAAGAAAGACTTTTACGAATCCTCAGGACTATTATAGCGCAAGCATCGACAAGTTCATAATGAGTGATTTTCAAAAGAACTCTCTTTTACAATACATCGAGAAGTGCGGAAGCAAGCTCATATCGACCGACATTCAAATAGTCGACCCAATCGCCAGCGAATATGTTGTAAACGTTTCGATAATCGTATACGATGACGTTACTACCGACATCATCAAGAGAGACATCTTGAACAACATTGCAAACTTCTTTATACAGACCACTCGAAGAAACAGGATACCTAAGAGCGACTTGATCAAGATAGTCGAAGAGGTAAATGGAGTAGACTCAGTCGCAATAACAATAGTCTGTAAGAAGAACGAAGTTTCTAAGATAGCTGATCCTACTGCTGCTGATATCGGTGTCGACGAGTTCAACGACATAATAATATCCGAAAAGGAGCTTCCTTTGGTAAGGGGAGGATTCACAGATCGTTACGGAAACATTTATTCTACTGGAATCACAGAGGGTGCTCTGGGTCCGGTCAACATACAGATTAAAGACATAATAGGAAGAAAGGAGGCTTAACATGGTAAAAGACAGCATATTTAGAGCGGTTTACGCTAGAAAAGAACAGAGACTTAACGTCGGTTACGACTATAAGGACAAGATCATGAAAAACTCGATCTCTTCTTACATGTTCGGGGTGAATGAAAATCTAGACTATTTCATAGGGCAGATGGATAAGGTAGTGTATGAATGGGTAGAATCGGTAAAGCAGATAAAGATATTTGCAAACCCTGCACTGGATAAACACGAAAACAAGATAAGATAACAACATATGGCCAAAGGAAAAGGCGGAATAAGTCGAGAAGATCGACATCACCTAAAAAACGAAATAAGTAGCCTATTGAGCGCAATAGGTCAAGAGACTCATACTGACCTCGTCGTGGACAACGAAGTTTCAGAGCAGACTAAGAAGGAAAGCCCATACGACTTTGAGGAGATGAGCAACCAGTTCACCAATAAGGCGAGACAGATAACGGACTCACTATTCAAAAACTTTGTAGACGTTGGAATCTTTGAGGAAAACGATTACGCAAAGCACAAGAAGGAACTAGATACAATCAACATCTCAAACCTTTTCTTCCAGCTAAAGACTATCAAGATAACGATCATCAAGGTAATGGAAGAGATAACTTCAGGTAACACTCATCCTCGATTGATCGAGGTTATGGGCCAACTACAAGACAAAATGGCTTCCATTACGAAGATGCAGGCAAACTATGTCTTGTTTCTAGAAGATACTTATAGGAAACTAAACAGTGAGGCTCCAGTGAACCCAGATTCCCAACAGATAGGTTCTAGTCCAGAAGAAGGTCAGTTCTTTATTACGGTTGGAACCAAAAACGTGATAAAGAGTCTACCGTCTGAACCCAAGGCCGAAGGCAATCAGGTTCCTACTGGAGACCTGATAAACCCAACAAAGAAGGCAGACCTGATGCGTGAAAGAAACATTCAGATTCAGGACGACGAAGAGACCGATGATTTTATAGACCTTAACGAAATACTTTAAGTCGATGAAAGATATAATGTCAAACAGGGGCGCGTTTACCCCTAGAAAAATATCAGCGATGTCCGGTGGCGACGACGACACAAACACATCGGTATGGACGACAATCCGAATCAATAAGCTTTTAGACGAGATCGAAAACGAAGGGTTCGATATCAAAGGAATCCATAACTCTCCATTCAAGGACAACGATATTGCTCTAAAACGAGCCAATCTACCTTTTGAATACACTCCAGAAGAATGGGAAGAGCTAAAGAGATGTAAGTACGACCTCATCTACTTTGCGATCAATTATTGTAAGATACAGACTGATGATGGTGTAAAGTTCGTCAAGGACACTCCAGGCCTTCGTGATTTTCAGGAAGAAATTCTTACCTCCTTTAAAGGAAACAAATACAACATCCTGATGGCAAGTCGTCAGACTGGTAAGTCAGTTACGTCTGCCATCTTTATCCTGTGGTTCCTTCTTTTCCATGCAGAAAAGACTGCATTGGTCGTAGCCGACAACTTTACCACCACTCGAGAGCTATTGGACAAGTTCCGTATATGTCTAGACGGTCTTCCTTTCTTCTTAAAACCTGGAATCAAGCACATAAACTCAGGAAACATCAAGTTCGATAACGACAGTCGTATAGTCGGTAGAACAACCACAAAGAAATCAGGTATCGGTCTTACCGTTAACTTGCTTTACATCGATGAGTTCGCTCACATCAACGAGTCTAACTTGGACGAGTTCTATCGAGCAATCTTACCTACTATCACTGCCGACCCTAACGCGAAAGTAATCATAACTTCCACTCCAAATGGACGTAATAAGTTCTATGAGATCTGGCAGGATGCGATTGCTGGAATCAGCGAATACGTTCCTTTACGAGTAGACTGGTGGCAGGTAAAAGGTAGGGACGAAGAGTGGAAACAAAAGGCGATTGCTAACATGGGATCGGTCGAAGACTTTAACCAAGAATATGGCCTTCAGTTCTTCTCGTCCGACCAGTTATTGCTCAATTCAAACGAGCTCAAGAGGCTATATGGAATACGTGCAAACTACGTCAATTCTTGCTTCATGTTGACTGAAGACAAGCAGTGGATAAACGATTACTTTACCGTCCATCCGAGCTATGCAAAAAGGACCCCATCCGACTATAAAAACGATCCGGCTTTCTACATATTTTCTATAGATACTGCGGACGGTGTTGGTGGAGACTTTTCAGTACTTAACATATACAAGGCAGTTGCCCTTCCAGTAAAGGAACTAATCAAGAAAAAGGAAGCCATACGTGGAGAAGCTGACACAGTTTCTCTAATCCAGGTAGCAACACTAAGGTCTAATGAGATCGACGTGAATCAATTCGCAGCAGCAGTTGAATACATAACATACGATCTATTCAATCCTGAAAAGGTTAGGATCGTCCTTGAGATGAACCATAAAGGAGAGATAATAAAGAATAGACTACAAGATAACGAGGAATACTGGTCATCTCAGCTAATACATACTAAACACACAGAAATGGCAGTACAAGCTAAACCAGGAATACGACTTGGCCCAACTAATAAGATAAAATACTGTGAAAAATTCAAGTATTTAGTAGAGATCACCCGTATAATTCCTAACGATTACCTAACCATTGCTGAGTTAATGTCTTT